TTAATAATTCATCATACTTTTCATCACTATTGAGAGCCATTAATAAAACAACAATCGCATTTAATATGTTACGTTGACTTAAATAATGTAAATCTTTAATCTTGTCCATGACATCATCCGGTTTTGAAAGGAAATCATAATTATCAGTTTCATATAATTTTTGAAGTTTTTTCAAATTAACTTCATATTGTTTTACTGTGTTTGCCTTCACATTAGGTCTTGCCTTTTGAATATCTTCAGTAACATTACTTGAATCTATCTTCATATTTATACTATAAAGATAGATTATTTTTAAGGTAAAAAAACGAGAAAAAATTAGATTAATTATCTTTGAAATGTAACAATAAATCTTTATTTGAAGAAACTAATTTCTCAGCCCACATTTTCAAATCTTCATATTTTTGTTTTTCTTCTTCATATAACTTCTTGTATTTATCGCACTCAAAATATTCTCTTATGATCGCCAAGTAATACAACATTTATATCTTAATTTAGAAAATAATTTAAGCGAAATAACATGAAAATTGTCCGTCCTCAATCTTAGCAACCTTTAGCATTTCTAGATAGACACGGAGAGTATAAGTATCAGCGGGTAAACCAGTTGCCTTGTAAGTTAAGTCCATACCCTTGTTATTTACACGCTGACCCTTGTTAGGGCGGATAGCAGTCCAGCGGAAAAGACCACCAACACCAGCAGCCCCGCTACTCTGTGCGTGTCCCTCCATAGTTTCAGCAGTTAGTGCCGATACACCGCTCGTCTGATATTCATCACGTGTAACCATAGGAACTTTACCCTCCGCAGACTGCGTAGTGTGGAAAAGGAGAGCCGGATTCTTGCGGTCAACATTAAATTCAAATAAATCGTTGTATAGGAGATTTACCGATAAACTCTGAGCCGCCAGAACATCCTTCGCACCAACACCATTAAGGAGAGATACCGGTGTAAAGTTTTCATTACGCTGAAGACCCATAATAACCTTTGATACAAGGCGACCATTACCACCAAGCTGAAAGGTAAGATCGGCGAATGCTGCTTGGTCTCCAGTACGTTTAGCAAGGCGGTAATCAGCATACTGAAAGGTGAGAGACGGATTCTGCTGACGATACTTCTCCATTACGTCACCATCAAAGGTAATACTATCATAAATAAGTTTTACTTCATCTTGAGTGATTTGATATTCAACTATAGTATTTGCTGCCGTAGCACCCTCGGTAGCATCAATACACATACGGCGGGATAGACCAGCAGCAGACAGAGAAGATGTTGTTGGTTGGAATTCAATATCAATATGGATTTCTTGATCTATCATAAAGGTTGGTAACTGATTGAATTTTAGGAAGGGGAAAAGGTCGCTTAAGTAAACCGAATACACGGGGGCATCAGCGATAGTCTGAGCCGAAGCAGCACTATGAAGCTGAAAGGGTAGAAGCTGGAAAGTACCAGCACCACCAGCGGCGGGAACAACTGCATTACGTCCAACATCTAAACCAACCTTTTTAGCAGAGTTAGGGGGTTTATCAGTTGTGTCTGCGGTGCGGTCATCATAAATTGGTTTATGAGCCATACACCTCTGCGATAAGAACTGTTCTCTCTCCTTATTATCTTCATTTGAAATAAAAAGAGACTGATACGCATGAAACTGGTCGTAATCATCAATTTCACATACAGTTTGAGAACCAATACGAAGAGCAGCGGACTTAACAAGATTAGAAATACCAATATTGAGAGGGTAGAAAGCAGTAGTAGTTGTGAGGGGAGTTACAGCAAGTGTAACCTTAGAATTAGAATGAAGAAAACCAGCAACACGCTGAAGCGTGAATCTCACACGATTCTGAGAGAAAGTAACTGGGTCAATTACATCTGTGTGTAATTTCTGTCCGTATGAAGAGGGAATAGCACCAACTTTAATAAGGTCGGGGATGCGGTCTTGAGAAACGTCAGCTTTAGAATCCATTTTATATTATTTAAAATATATAAAAAAACAAAAATAAATTTAATTAAAAAAAGATTACATAGAGAATATTTACTTATTTACATTACTACTTGTACACCTTGACCCGACCATGCTACAACAACCTTGGACTTAATAAATAGATATGCCGATACTGGATTACCATCATCCAAACCGTTTGTCATTTGAATAGAGAACTGTGATTGGGAGAAATCAACACCTTCACTATCAAGCATATCATAGAGAACACCGACACCATAAGCAGCACCAGTATCCGGAATAAACCGATAACCGGTTACGGCATTCTGCGTTGCGGTAAAGTTTCTATTGCTATTGAGTGGGGAAACAGTTGTGCGAGTATGAACCTTTTCGGGAATAATAGAAGACATGAAACCCTTAATAACTTGAGGATCAACAACCGGTGTTTCATTAGAAGCACTATGAACCGACGAAACTTCAAATGCTGAGGGGAAACGTTCACCATTACGGAGGAAAGAAATTGTTTCAAGGTTGGCTACTGCTCCGTCATCAGTACCATTTGCCGCCGCAGCCTTCGTAGGCATGTAAGTTAGGAAACCATCTTGGGCGAGATTATTTACGAAACTTGAAGGAACGAAATTCACGAAAGATGCTAACACCTTACTTAATCCAAGATTGAAGTTGATAATGGAATTGGTTGATTCAAGCGTGGAGAAATATGATGTAATAGAGTTGAATGCTAGAACACCACTATCCGGAGAAGGAACTCCATACTCAACCTCACAAGCAATCTCCAATCCACTTAATTCATAGAAAGCATTAGCAACACCAGCAGTCGTAGCATCACTAGAATAGAAGAACTGACTATCCGGTGCTAAATGAATTTCAATCTCTAAAGGTAATTTTGATAATGGTAGTTTATCAGCACCAAGAGTTAAACCGGATGGAAGAGGAATACAAAAAGGAGATTCTCTTGTATTACGGATAACACTGTCACGATACGCTTGATAATTAGGATAGATTAAAGCAGTTTCACCAAGGTGTCCCGATACATCTTGCATACCCGCCATCACCGGCATATAAGAAGACATAAATCGTCCATAATGTCTAATATGTTCAATTACTTGTTTTGTTTCTGCGTGGCGAAAAACTAGCTGATCTATGACCGAGTAAATTCCTAGTTTGTGAGAACCACGGAGTTCGGGTGCTTGACCGCCAGTCGCCGTCGGGTGAAGAGTCCCAGCAGCATCACGCCACACATTTAAATCACCACTTAGGCGGAGAGAACTTAAATCAAGCATAGCATCTTGTCTACCTAGCGTTATCGTAAGAATCGGGTTACCACGGGCGAACGATACTTTACCAGTAGAAGGAACATTGTTAGGCTGAACGGAAAGATACTTCTTAGAAACACTCATTTTATATATTACTATACATAAAATAAATAACAAATAAAAAATTAAAAAAAATACATAGAAAATATGGGTCAAGGTCAATTTTAGACCTTACTACAAATATATATATATATTTAGAGAGTTACCATAACCGAATCACCCTTAATGCTAATTCTACGTAAGTGGAAAAGGAATGCGTATAAGAGCTTATTATGGCTCGGGCTTCTATCAGAACCATCAGCAGCAGTTTCATTATATAATAGCTGTAACTGATTTGTCTTATTATTTAGATTTGCTACTCCATCATTAAGAGCATATGCCCGACCAATTAAGAAATTACGATTGTAATCAACAAAAGAGCGGGGAACAATACCCGCTTGATTCAGTGCCTTCTCTAATTCAATTAGAGGTTGTGCCGCGATAGAAACACCCTTATTAATCTTGGATACAACAATCGGGCGAGATGGAACTAATTTATCATCTACTAACATTTGATAAGAAGTCAACTGATCTATAATACCAACTTGACCACTTCGAATACTATGAAGGCGACCATCCATAGCAGTTACTTCTTCATCATAACAACCATTAAGACCACCAATTAAATCAGCAGTATCAAGAACCTTCGCATCACTAGGCATACATATCATAGACTTCGCCCTTGTATTGGATACTTGTAAATTTACGGTCGCATTACGATTGCTTGATAATAGAGAATGCTTATAATTAGTTACTGAAGGAATATCAATCTCAATCGTGCCTCCATCTCTCATTTTCTTCATCATGCCTTGCTCGTATCTTGGGTCTACTTCAACTTTCTGAACCACAATCTCCATATTAGAAAACTCAACCGTTGCGGGGTATGAAGTCTTCTTTGCGATTAATACTGTACTATTGTCGTCATTTTGTGTTCGTCTAGTATCAATAGCAGCAGAGAATACAATAAAATTATCTTTTACAACATCTACACCATCACCAACATCACTATTTCTAAATGCTGATACTGTTAA